TATGCTCATGGTGGTAAGGTTCATCGTGTTAGCGGACATCCTGAAGGCACACATAAGCATCATATGCATATGGCTAAACATCATGCACAAAAACATGCAGAAGGTGGTTCAGCACATCATCACAAAATGCATGAACATCACAAGCATATGGCTAAAATGTGTAAGGCAAGCGGTGGAACAATGCCTGCTGTACATCATGGTGGCGCACAACTCAAGCATGGTGGCAAGATGATGCACAAAGCGATGGGTGGATTAGCCGCTAAGGGCGATGCATTCCAAACTAAAGGTACTTTAAAACCAAAGATTAATGTACAAGATACGGTTCATGAAGCAAAACAAACCAAATCTTTCCATACTAAATCAGGTGGCATTGAAGGCGTTGGATACAAGCACGGTGGCAAAATGCATAAGTTTGCTAAAGGCGGAACAGTGCCTGAAGGCGTTGCTAATCGTTATTTAAATGACATGAAAGACGGTAGTGCTAAACACCACAAAGCAGGAAAAACAGGTGAAATTCACGAAGCCCCTGCAGGTTATAAAAAAGGTGGTCATGTTAAGCATCACGCTCATGGAGGTCATGTACAGCATCATACGACGCACGGACATGATGACCATGGACATAAGTCGATGCATCATCTTGCAGGTAAGCACGACCATGGACATACTCATATTGACCATCACCCTATGAAGCATGGAGGTCATGCCAAGAGCAAGATTTCTACGCATCATAAAAAGGGCGGTAAGTGTAACTACTAAAAGGTAGGGGGGTCAATCCCCCACTTTTTAAATTTGGAGAATTTATATGAGCAATAATGTCGTTTCATCTGTAACTCGTAGTGGCGCATATGAACCATTTGATTTGCAAGTTGCTAGAAACCAAATATATGGACACCAACAAGTAAACATTTTTGGTTATCAAGCATCTGTAACAACTACGAGCATTCCTGTTTGGGAAAATGCTACAACGTATACTTACATTACAAGTGCATCTACACTAACCCTTGCAAGTACTTCCGCATCTGATGATACGGTTGCTAAAGTGTTAATTAGTGGATTGGACTCAGGATTTAATCAAATATCCGAAACTTTGCAAATGAATGGCGTTACAGGGGTAACAACCTTAAATAGCTATTATCGTGTAAATAATTTGGTTTTAATTTCTGCAGGTACAGGACAAACAACAAACGTCGGTGTAATTACATTAAAGCAATCATCAAACGTGGTCGCACAAATCAATGCAGGAATTAGTAAATCACAAAGCACTATATTTACCGTGCCTGCAGGATATACATTTTATTTAGATTTAGCTGAAGTAAATACATCAAATAGTTATACAGGAAGCACAATTGTTACTTACAAGGTACAAGCAATTAACAATGTTACAGGTGTAAAATTAAATGTATTACAACAACCGTTTGTATCAATTTATACAGCGCAAAGACAAGCAAATCCGTTTTTATACGCTGAAAAAACGGACATTCAATGGCAACTTGTTACAAGTACAGGAACAATTTCTGCAGGGGTTATCATTACAGGTAAATTGATTCAAAATAATAATAATGTTGTTGGCACAGGAAGTTAATTATGCCCTTGATAAAGTCTAAATCTGAAAGAGCGTTCAAGAAAAATATTTCTACAGAAATTCGTGCAGGTAAAGAACCTAAGCAAGCGGTAGCAATTGCTTACGCTACACAGCGTAGTGCTAAGAAAAAAGATGGCGGTGGTCTTTATGCCAACATTCATGCTAAACAAGAGAGGATAGCCCATGGAAGTAAAGAACATATGCGCAAACCTGGTAGCAAAGGCGCTCCTACTAAAGAGGCATTTATTGAGTCTGCTAAAACTGCTCGCCATAAAAGTGGCGGAGGTGTATCTCTCTCTGTTGGAAGGGGTGAAAAATTACCGACAAAACAAGGCGCAGGTCTTACAGAAAAAGGCAGAGAAAAGTACAACCGAGAAACAGGAAGTCATCTAAAAGCACCTCAGCCACAAGGTGGTTCTCGCAAGAAATCATTTTGTGCAAGGATGCAAGGCGTTGTAGACCACGCTAAAGGTGATGCTCCTAGAGCAAAAGCATCCTTAAGACGTTGGAATTGCAAAGATGGTGGACAACCAAAGAAGAAATATGACATCAAGGGGTGGTAATGGCTACAAGCGGAACAGTATCTACCACAGTCGTAACGGTTCAAAACCTCATAGACAGTGGTGCTAGAAGAGCAGGAAAACTTGCTGAAGAGTTAACGTCTGAGCAAATTTTTGCATCTAAACAATCGCTCTATTATTTGCTATCTAATTTAGTAAATTATGGCGTGCAGTATTGGGCTATTCAAAAGAATGTCATTGGTTTATATCCTGACCAATACGAATATTTATTACCTGTCGGTACAAATGATGTATTAAATGCCAATTATCGGTATTTAACAATTAATACCAATAATCCATTTTCATCTTCAGGCACAGTTGCTAATGCTTTTGATGGCGCATATACCAATATTTGCCAACTAAGTACCAATACAGGTTTTATTGGCATGAATAATGGCACACAAAATCCTGTTTACATGGCAACCATAGGTATTTTGCCTGCAATTACAGGTACGGTTAATTATCAAATACAATCATCATTAGACGGTTCTACATGGACAACCGTATATACCCCTACCACAACATCTTGGGTAACAAGACAGTGGATTTATAACGATTTAGACCCATCTACTAGTGCTCCGTATTGGAGAATATTACAAACTAGTGGTGCAAATATGGGTGTTTATCAGGTTATTTTTGGTTCTAATCCAACAGAAATACCGATGTATCGTATGAACCGTGATGATTATGTTAATTTGCCAAACAAAAACTTTTTAAATAACTATCCGTTGCAGTATTGGTTGAATAGAACGATTCCGCAACCAACGATGACGCTTTGGCCCACACCACAGATTTATTCCCCACAAATCGTGGCATGGTGTACACGTTACATACAAGATGTGGGAGCACTAAATGGTTCTATTGAGATTCCACAACGATGGTATTTAGCAATTCAAAACATGTTGGCACATCAAATGGCAATGGAATTACCGCAGATTGACCCTGCTCGTATTGCTTACTGTGAACAACAAGCAGAGAAATATTTACATATTGTGCAAGAAGAAGAACGTGATAAATCACCTATCTACTTTGCACCAAACATTAGTGTATATACAAGATGAAATGGCTCAATACTCGTGGAAATGCGGTACTAACGATTCAGGTTTGCGACAGATGCAAAATGAAGCGTGCGTACACGGATGTTCAAGAAGACGGTAATACACCAGGTTTGCGTGTATGTAAGTTTGGATGTATTGATAACAAAGACCCATATCGTTTAAAAATGCGTCAACCTGAAAAGATTTCTGTACGGTTTCCACGCCCTGATGCCAATATTGGAACAGGCAATAATCAAATCGTAACAACTCCTGGCGCACAAGATTTATTATCTTTACAAACGCCATATACAGAAAACGGCAATTTAGAAGGCATTACTTATACTCCTGTGAATACGAATCCATGACGAATAAAACGATTCCTGAATTACCACCAGCTAGTGCTTTGAATGGCACAGAACAAGTCCCTATTCAGCAAAATGGATTAACGGTACAAACTACAGTAGCGGCTATTGCTAATAGTCCTACGCAATATCAAACATTTATTACAGTTAATCAAGAGCCTACTTTAGCCAATAGTAGAAGTTTAATTGGTGGATTAGGCATAGGAACATCTACAGGTAGTCCACAAGGACAATTTTCTCTTTTCCTTAATGGCGTATCAGCATCATTAGAAAACGCATCACAAGGCATTATTGTCAAGAATAGCGGTAGTGGCGTAACCAATCGAAGTATTGCTACGACAGGCGCAGGATTAAGTATTACTAATGCTAACGGTGTCAGTGGCAATCCAACCATAGGATTAAGCGGTTTACCATTAGCGTTGGCTAGTTTAGGTGGCGTTGGATTTTTATCGTCAAATGGCTCTGTTTTAAGTACAAGCGTATTAACAGGAACAACCAATCAAATTTCTATAGCAGGTGGTGATGGAAGTTCTACGCCTACTATCTCTATAGCAAGCAATCCAACTATCCCTGGTGCAGGCTCAATTACAATTCCAAATGGAACAACAGGTCAAAGAACAGGAAGTATTGGCGCAATACGATATAACTCTACATTAGGCGCATTTGAAGGTTATTTATCTACAGGATGGCAACAGTTTTCATCTGCAGGTGGGGTTACTACATTTCAAACTTCATTATCAGGATTAACTCCTAGTTCTCCGACAACAGGTGCGGTAACTTTATCAGGTACTTTAAACCCATCTTCAGGCGGAACAGGTGCAAATACATTAACAGGTTATGTAATTGGTAATGGCACATCGGCATTTACAGCGTCTGCTACGATTCCTACGACTGATTTATCAGGAACGATTACAAATGCACAACTTGCCAATTCAAGTATTACGATTAATTCTAATACGGTCAGTTTAGGTGGTTCGGTTAGTGTGGGAACTGTTACAAGTGTTACAGGAACTGCCCCTATTCAGTCAAGTGGCGGAAATACCCCTGCTATTAGTATTACGCAAGCAACTACAAGCACAAATGGATACTTATCCTCAACTGATTGGAACACATTTAATAATAAACAACCTGCAGGTTCTTATGTAACTTCTGTTGGAGCGACTAGTCCTGTAACAAGTTCAGGTGGGACAACACCAACTATAGCAATGCCTGCGTCTTCTAGTACAGTCAGTGGCTACTTAACATCTACGGATTGGAATACATTTAACGGTAAAGGCACAGGTTCGGTTACTTCTGTATCAGGGACAGGCTCAGTTAACGGCATTACTTTGTCAGGTACAGTAACAACAAGTGGCAATATTACATTAGGCGGAGCACTTGCCAATATTGCTAACAATCAGTTAACCAATAGTTCGGTTACATTTAACAGTGTTGCGGTAGCACTTGGTGGCTCAGGAACAATTACTGCAGTCAACCCTAATGCTTTGACTATAAGCACAGGACTAAGTGGGACTTCATACAATGGCTCAGA